CGCGGGGCCTTAAGAGTCTTCGGGACGTGGACAACCCTCACGGGCATCTCGTCCCTCGGAGTCTGCTCTTCTAGCCTAGCTCCCTCCTCCAGCCAGTGGTTCAGGTTGTAAAATCTGAACCAGTCTGGCGGGAAGACGCTACCAAGTCTGGTAGGCCACGTGTAGTCTGAGAACTTTTCGTTGTTCCTCAGTCTTTGCGCGGTGGCGCCGGGTCCGTGTTTTGGCACAAGAGACTCAACGGAGAAGTCACCGAAGAGCTCGGAGCACACTCGATCTGCAAGCTTGCCAAACTGGAAAGCATGCCGAAGAGAAGCGCCAGTACCATTACGACGGATCGAATCGTCCAACAGACGGTACCTTTGCATTGTATCCGCAACACGCGAATCAGTGCAAGGTACCAATACTTTTTTGTAGACAGAACAGATTTGTCGTACAAAAAAGATAGCTGCTTCGGACGCTTCATCTAGAAGCACTCCCGTACGTTGATCGAAGATCTTCACAGTCAAACCCTGAAGAAACACAGGGAGAGACCCTCTTCCCCTTTTGAAACTTGGGAAGAAATCAGGTGAAGCACAACGCATCTCTAGGGACTGTTCAAGCCCTCGAGAGAACGTTGGGAGGGTTATTGTCAAGAATGACAAGCCCTCATCTTCGGTTCTCTTGCGACAAGTTAGAAAGTCGCGAGAGAGGTTGGTGGACATCTGCTCTCCTATCTCAGACAGGAGAACGTTTAGGAGCGCTAGCAGGCTTTTCATGTTTCCTCCACTCATTGTGGGGTGATACATCCTGCCTGCCAGTGCGTCCCGAACTACAGACGAACGGACCCAAGCAACATCGAAGAAACGGTCGGAGCTTAGCTCTCGCCGTCGATGAACTTGGTGATGGTGCTCGAACCCTGGAGGACGTTGTTGACGAAGTCGACAACGTGACCCCCGAGCTCAACGGTTGTGAAGCCGCTGGGCGGGGCGTCGATCACCATGTAGACCTTCGCGGACACCGCCTCGTTTTCCGAGGTGAGTGCATTCGCGGCGATCTTCTCCACCTGGTACTCAAACAGATGCCGGTTCCGACCTTTGGAGGTCGAATTGTGGCTCCGTCGCAGGATGTGGTTGACGTTGTTCGTCGTATCGACGAACTTGTACTCCGCTTCCTGGCCGGCCAGCGATACGCGCGGAAAGGACCGAGAGGTCCCCGCCGTGTTCATCGCAGGCGCGGTTGCACCGGTGTAGAAAGTCTGTGGATCGGTAAGCATAGGCAGGCTCCTTTGGCCTTGGGGTTTCCCAGGATCACTGGGCTAGCGCCTTGGGTACCTCTGAATTCCGAGTGCACCCAAGATGCCAAGCTGGCGCGAATTGAAATCGGGCCAGTCAACGCTGAAACCGTATGGTGAGCCGTGGCTCCGGTTGTCTTGCTTCATCTCCATTAAATGGGATGAAAACTTTTCAACCGTACCACCACCAATCTTGGCCAGAGTATACGTACCATACGTATACTGTTTCCGGACGCGTTGCCTCATGACGAATGAGTACGACGCGGCCAGATTCTCGGCTGCGTTCTCGGTCATGTTGGATATAACATCTCCAGCATTCGAGAACCAGTCGACCAACCAAGACCACGGCATAAGTTCCCAAGCGAGTTTGGGAGTGACCTCGAGACCCATAAGGGTCTTAAGGGCTCTCCGGCCCCACTGTGGGGTTCCCATATCGGGGATCCAATACTGGAACCTGGCCGAAAACCACACTTTCAGCTCATCGCTGTAGTCTGTGATGATCAGGGGAACTTTTGCGCCAAAACCGGAGTGGAAGTAACCGTAGGTATAGGACTGTGCGTTAGCGATATCCGAAGGGGTACCGTTACACACGGTCTGTCTACCAACGGCCAAACTCTCCGTTATGACGCCACCACGCCTAACAGGTCTGCCGTTGTCGCGCCGCAGTTGGGAGAGGGCTTTAGCCAACTCCGTCTGTAGCGTCGCCAACTTACGAAGATCCGAGAGGATGGGTTTCCAACCAAATTCGATGGCGAGATGATTATTCGCCACCTTTTTGATGGAGTCCATCCTTTTTAGCATCAATTTCGGAGCATCTTTCAGCTCCGCGATTGACTGGGCTAGATCAATAACCGGTTTACCCGGTTTAAACTTGTTCCAGCCCTCAGCACCGTAAGGTGCCGCCGGATCACCGAGATCCCAGTCCCAATTAAAGAGGAACGAGGATGCAGGCCTCCTAATCATGATGTGACCTTCGTACTGAAAGGTCGGCGTACCAACTTTGCTGAAAGCAACTTGTTGGTGCGTTTCCTTGATCTTGAAGTGGGCCAACGGCCCACCGCGAAGGTAAGGAGGACCAATATGTACGTGATCGTAGATAGACTCATTGCCTTTGCCCCAAAGGAGCACAGGCTGGGTCTGAGTGGAGACGAGGACGCCGCCGGAGTAGGTCTTCAGGGTTCTACCTGTGAACCTAAATCTTCCGAAGTCGCGCTTTCGCCCTCTCGGCTTGAAAAACCATGACGACTTGTGTCGCCATCGCCTACGAGCCATGAGGCTTTCTCCTTTCCGTCTACGAGTGGTCGGGTTTCAGCGAAACCTCTTTCGAGGTAGTGGGCAGATTTCTCTACTAGGGGGGCCCGAGTGGGCC